TGTTTGGACATTTTGAATTACCGTTGTTCTATATGAACGCTATGGTACAAATGCCCGACCATGGTGAACTACAGGCTAGTCACTTTAAAAATCAAGAATATGTGTTTAGTGGACACTTCCACAAACGTCAGAATCGAGATAAGATCCATTACATTGGCAATGCATTTCCTCATAACTTTGCTGATACAGGGGATGACGAACGTGGTATGATGATTTTAGAATGGGGTGGAGAACCTCAATATATTAATTGGGAGAATTGTCCCAAGTATAGAACAACTAGTTTGAGCACTCTAATTGACGAGGCTGATACTATTCTAAAATCAAAGATGCACATCAAGGTAAACTTAGACATTAATATTACTTTTGAAGAAGCAAACTTTATTAAAGAAAAGTTTTTAACTGATTATGATATCAGAGAAATTAGTCTTGTTCAAGATAAAACCAATTTAGACGGTACCGTAGATACAAATCCAGATAGCCTATTTGAAAGCGTAGATCAAATTGTCACTGAAGGATTAGTTAATTTAGAAAACGGCGCTTTTGATAAAAACACACTCTTACAGATTTATAACGAACTATAATGTCATTTCACATCAAGAATTTAACAGTAAAAAACTTTATGAGTGTGGGCAACCAGACTCAAGCTGTAGACTTTGAACAATCATCACTGACACTTGTACTAGGTGAAAACTTAGACTTGGGTGGAGATGATACAGGCTCTCGAAATGGTACAGGTAAAACTACAATTATCAATGCGTTAAGTTATGCATTGTATGGCCAAGCTCTTACAAACATTAAGAAAGAAAACTTAATTAATAAAACCAACGGAAAAAATATGTTGGTTACTGTAGAGTTTGAAAAAGATGGAAACAATTATCGCATTGAACGTGGACGCAAGCCCAATGTTTTAAGATTGTTTGTCAATAATGATCAGCTAAAAACTGACGAAACAGATGACGATGCACAAGGTGATAGTAGAGATACACAAAAATCTATTGAGCAGATGTTGGAAATGTCACACACAATGTTTAAGCACATTGTGGCATTGAACACATACACTGAGCCATTTTTAAGTATGCGGGCCGCTGATCAACGAGAAATTATTGAACAGTTGTTAGGTATTACATTGTTAAGCAGTAAAGCAGAAGCATTAAAATCTAATTTAAAAGATACTAAAGATGCGATTGTAATTGAAACTGCCAAGATTGAAGCAACTAAAGTTGCCAACGATAACATACAAAAAAGTATTGATAGTTTAATTAACCGTAGAAACGCTTGGGAAACTAAGAAAGAACAAGACATAAACGGATTAATTAAAAGCATAGAGACTTTATCTACTGTTGATATTGCCAATGAATTAGATTTACATGCCCAACTTAAGGTATGGGAAGAAAATAATTCTAAGATTGTGGGCTTACAAAAACAAAAGGCTACATTAGAAGCCGCATTGATGCAGGCTGAAAAAGCCAGTGACAAGTATCAGAAAGAATTAGAAAAGTTAAAAGATAAGACATGTCCTGCGTGTGAACAAGATCTTCATGATCATAAACATGAAGAAATGAACGCTGTAGCACAAAAGCATTTTAATGAATCTGTAGAATATGGTATCAAAATTGGTAATGATTTAATTCCTATCTTGGATGAATTAGAAGCTATAGGTAAACAACCCAAACGTCCTATTACTTTTTATGACACTGAATCAGAAGCATTGGGTCACAAAAATAATTTAGATGCATTAGAACGTAAATTAACTGAACGTGCTGATGAAAATAATCCCTATGATGAGCAAATTGACGAATTAAAAAATTCCGCATTGCAAGAAATTTCATGGGATACTGTAAACGAATTAACAAAATTCAAGGATCATCAAGAGTATCTATTAAAATTGCTAACCAACAAAGATAGTTTTATTCGTAAAAAGATCATTGATCAAAACTTGAGTTATTTAAATAAGCGTCTAGGTTACTATATTGACAAGTTGGGTTTACCACATCGTGTTATATTCCAAAATGACTTGGGTGTAGAAATTACTCAATTGGGTCAAGATTTAGACTTTGATAACTTGTCACGTGGTGAACGCAATAGGTTAATTTTGAGTTTAAGTTTTGCTTTCCGAGATGTTTGGGAAGGCTTATACCAAAGTATGAATTTATTGTTTATTGATGAACTTGTAGATTCTGGTATGGATAGTGCAGGCGTCGAAAGTTCACTTGCAGTACTTAAAAAGATGACTCGTGAACGAAACAAAAACATTTATTTGATTAGTCATAAAGATGAACTGATGGGTCGAGTGAATAACATACTCAGAGTGGTAAAAGAAAATGGATACACTTCATACAGCAACAGTACAGACTTTGTTGAATGAGCCACTTGAAGAGTATAACAAGTTATACTCAGATTATTTGGCCTTGATCTTAAAGATACATAACTACAACACGAAGTTTCTTAGTTTCGATGCTCTAAGAGTTAGAGACGGGTATAAGTTGAGAAAACTTTTCAAAGAAATGAGAAAACTTCAGACTGAGTTATGGCGTACTTGCAAAGATGCAGATTACAAACACTGGGAATTAAATCCCCCAGTGCGCGGACGACCATTACAGGAAACTACTAAATGGCCAAGGCGTAAGAAAAAGAATGTGGCTCCACCAGGATCAGATCGTAAATGAACTACCAGAAGACTGTGTAGGGTTTGTGTACCTGATAACCAATCTAACAAATAATAGAAAATACGTAGGCAAGAAATTAGCAAAATTTAGTAAAACAACTTATAAAACAGTAAAATTAAAAAACGGCACAAAGAAAAAGAAGAAGATCAGAAGCAAAATAGATAGCGACTGGCAAGAATATTATGGATCAAGCAACGAACTCAGTGCAGATGTTGCGAACTTAGGCAAAGAAAATTTCAAAAGAGAGATATTATACTACTGTCGTAGTAAAGCAGAATGTAGTTACATTGAGGCCCGCGAACAATTCGACCGCAAAGTATTGGAATCTACAGACTACTATAATGGACAAATCTCGGTCCGTGTACATGGCTCACACATTTTAAAGAAATAATTCAGGAATGGCTCGCATCGGCCTAGCTCGGGTGCCTAGTGACAACTCTATAAAATGAGGGACGGAAGTCTTGCCGCTGAAGCAAGCACTCATCTACTACCCGAAAGGATGAAGATCGTAAAACGCTTACGGTTTAGATGTTTGAAGATAATGAATAAGCAAAATGAGGGTTAATAACCCACGTTATTATGCAAGATAGTATTTGTATAATAACCGCCGCTGGATGAAGACTGAGCTCGTGGTACAGGCCAACCGCCACTGTAATGCTCTAATACTATGTGACTGAGTCGACTCAGATGATGTTCTTTCGCCCGCAAGGGCGAAGTGTGACCAAACAATCTAGATGATATTAAAACTTCTACGAAGTAAAAAATGCTTCAAGCGATAGCGTAGAAGCAATTGAGCTAAAGCTCAATTCTATATATAAATAAATCATCAAAGGAATTAGATATGAAATTCGACGAGTTATTAGAAGCACCTATGGGGTTTGGGAGTACTTTAAAAACTGCTGCCAAAGCAATTAACCCTTTTAGTCTAAGTGGAAGAAAGCAAGCACAGGGGCAACTTAGTACTGGTAAAACTGCTAATCAAATATATGGCGAATTCTATAAATGGCTAGGTACGTCAGGTGCACCAGCCGACACTGATTCCGTTGTTGCTTTCCTTCAACAAAACGGGTATAGTCAACAAGCAATACAAGCCGCTCAATCTAAATTCCCCCAAGCACCTGCCGCTGATCAAACACAAACTCAACAACCCCCTGCAGATAATAAAGTTGAACCAACTTTAGATAATCCAACTCAACCACAAAAACTGACTCCGGATCAAATTGCGGCGCAAAAATCTCAAAGAAAACAAAATATATCTAATTTAAAAAAGAATCCTAATCAAAACGGGTTTAGCAACTGGGCCAAATCTGGTGGTGTTAATCCTGGAGTAGATCCTAATGCGCCATCTGTACAGAAGAATTGGAGAGAATCTCGCATAATGGAAGGTGTTGCATTAAACAAAGATCAACTTAGTGCAATTTTTACAAGTGTAGCACAAGCTGGAAGTGCCCCAACTACTGGTCAAAGCAGTGCAGGTAATGCTACTGTACAGCCAAGTTATAATCAAAGCACAGCTGGATCAAGAAATCAAAAGGCTCCTCCAGTGCAACGACCACAATTGACTGTTGATTCTGTAGTTGAATTTTACAAGACACTAGATACTAACGGTAAACAACAATTAAAAGATGCGATTGCTACTGTTGACCAAGGTGCTGTTGATCAAAATCAACCTAAACTTTCACCTGACGAGTATATTAGTAGGATTGGAGCAGAACCAACTCCAGAAAGTTACAGCCGTTTCTTAGGACGTAGTCTTTAAAAGAAAGGTAGTTGACTTTCTTTAGTTGTTTGTAAGTTCTTTTCAATTATCGAATATATGATTTGACGCTCTTCTGGCGTTAGCATATGGCTTTCGTTGTATCCAACTCCACCTCGCATAAACCAACATATTCTTAAAAGATCTTCTTTTAGGGCTTTTGTATTGTTGTCGTATTCTTGAATAACACGATCGATGTCGGCAGTCTCAACAATAGACAAAAGCCTTATACGAAAAAATTTGAAGCATCAAACACCAACGGAATTTCAATAGTATCGCCGTTGATTCCTTTTTCACGCATTTCATCTGTGACGGTCACTACAACAGGTTTAACTGTGTTTTGCTCTTTTAATGATTCTAAATGCGTTTGGATTTTATTAAAAATGTCTTTATCAGCATTGGCAACAAAGTCTTTAATAAATTGTGGATTGTCGGTACTGCCTTGACTGGTGTCAATTTTAAAAATGCTGTCAGCAATTACGCCAATAGTAGCATCTGTTAACTTTCTAAAACTATCTTTGAACATAGTTACTTTTGTATCTTCGTCCAACTTGTCATTGTTAGTCAATTGAATAATTTTTTGAGTTTCAAATGTTTGTAGAGCCGCGTTAGTTGCTTGTCTATAAGTTAGAGGTTTGACATACACGGTCATGTCGTCGCTAATTGGAATAATAGGATTCCAACTAATTGAACGCATCAAATTGTCAATGACAGTTCGCAAGTCTACTTTATATTCATATTCAATGTCTTCGCTGATATTGATAGGACTGGACATCATTTCACCATAACTGGCAATTCTTAATGCAATTAAAATAACATCCATATCAATGTTTGGAGTCATCCAAGCATTTTTAATATTAGGTATACAATTTTGAATAACATCAACTACCGCTTGCCCATTCATAAGAGCATCTGGAACATTTAACATTAGTTCATCTTTAGCAGTCATCGAGTAAACTGGCAGTTTACCGTCTTCGGGTAATTGAATGCTGCCAGGTGCCCAGTACTGTCCTTTGCTGGGCAAGCTGATATACACCTTGGGTTGACGCATAAACATGGACAAAGGGTTTACTGGTGCATTGTTCGCTTGTGGCGGGAACATTACGTTATTTTGCATTTTTTTCTCCGAATAAATAACTTAAAGATATAAGGTAGTCTTATCCTTTAGAGTATTTATATACGCAGAAAACCCCAGGAAAAACAATGGCTGAAGTCACAGGAACACTAACAGGCGCAGATGGCGTTCAAGATGTCATTTTAAATAATGCGGCTACCGAAGCGACTTTAAGGTTACTGCTCCAAGCTACCTTAGCCACTACTAAAGAACAGCGCGATGCCATTAAAGAAATGGCTGACAAGGTGGGTCTAAGCAATGAAACTATTGATGAGACCAACAGAAAAACTGCTCAACTTGGCAACAACGCCAATCAACTTTCAGACAAGTTTACAAATTTATCAATAGTTGCTAGTCAAGTAAGTAATGCATTTTCATCTTTATATGGAGCCACTGCTA